CGCTCCCAGGGCGTAAAGTTTCATTTGCGGGTTGCCCACGGCGGAAACCGGGACGCCCTTGCCGTGCTTGTAGTCGGTGATGCTCAGCAGATCGCCGCCGATGATGCAGCAGTCACAGGTGCCAAAGCCCTCCGGCACATAGTCCGAAAAGTCCACCCGGACCTCCACGGCCACGGTGGGGGCGCTGTCATAGTCCATGACCTGCTCCGTGATGTGCTCCAGGTAGAGGTCCGTGGTCTTGTCCATCTCCGGGTCATAGAGGGGGTTTTTCTTGAGCTTATTGAGCCGGGTGTTGTAGGTCCGGGTGCTCATGGGGGTGCATTTCTTGAGGACCTTGAGCTCACCAATGGCGTGGGCCAGGCGGCCCTCCTCCGCATACTCGCTGGTGTTCTCCGGCAGCCCCTCCTCAAAGCGGGGGGCCGCCGTACACTTGAGCCAGCGGGAGGCGGAGGAGGCAGAAAGCAAAGCGTGTTTCTCAGGAGGCATGGGGCACCTCCTTAAATCTGAGCGCCCAGGCCCCGGAGCTCCGTGGCGAAAGCGCCATACTGCTCCGGCTTGAGCTGGGTGACGGCCTGCACGCCATAGCGGCCCAGGAGCTCCAAAAGCTGCTGCATCTTCCCGGCGTCAACCAGGGAGGCACCGGCCCGGGAGATTTGGTCCAGGGTATAGGTGGGGGCTCCCGCAACAGGCACAGCAGGGGCGGGGGTGTTACCAGGGGCGGCAGATGTCGGGCCAGCAGTCGGCGCATTGGTCACAGGCGTGGGAGAGGGGCTGGGGACCACCACAGGGGCCGCCATAGTGGGCGCAGGTCCCGGGGTAGGGTTTACCGGCGCAGGGCTCACAGGAGCCGCCACGGGGGGCACAGGAGCCACCGCAGGGTCAGGTGTGGCCGGATAGGCGGAAACCGGCAGCGGCTCATCCGGGATGAGCAGCGCCGGGTCCGGGCCAGAGGCGATGGCCTCAGCCAGTTTCAAGATAGAGGCGGCCAGATCGGGAGCCTCAACGGTGATTTTCATTTCCATCATGGATGTCATCCTCCTTTGTGTTTTCTTGGCAGTCACATTTCTCTCCGGGGTCCAGGTTGGCCCCGCAATAGGGACAGGTCCAGTAATACGGCATGGCTTACTCCTCCAAAATGCTTGTCCAGTAGTCAAAGCGGTCCATGACCTTTGTGGAGTGCTCCGTGTGGTATGTACCGGAGGCCCGCAGCTTTTGAGCACCGGAGGGGCCGCAGTTGTAGGCCATGATGGCCATTTCCGGGTCCCCGTAGGCGGTGAGGTAGTCGGAGAGGAACAGGACACCGGCCTCAATGTTTCCGGCTGGTGTCATGGGGTCAATGCCTTGCTCCAGGAGCCACCCATGATTGACCTTATTGATTTGCATGAGGCCATAGTCATTGGTGTTGCTGGTGGCATCCGGGTCAAAGCGGCTCTCCACATCGGCCACAGCCAGCGCCAGAGCGTAGGGGACGCCGTACTCCTCACAACAGGCCTGCATGGTAACCTGGAGGTCATAGTCCAGGAGGTTGCCGTCTGTCACTATGTCATCCCGCCAGAGGACCTCCTCCGTGGAGGGGACCTCACTGGGCTCATTGGTAGGCTCCGGCGTGCTGGTGCTTTCCTGGACCGGCTCCTGGAGAGTGGGGGCCGCTTTGTCAGCAGCCCTCACCCCCACGCAGTAACCGGCGGCGAAGATAGCAGCGCATACCAGGGCCAAAAAGATGACCGGGCGATAATTGGGGCGGCGTTTGCGCTTAGCAGGCCTCCGGGTTGTTTCATGGTTGGACATGGAGCTCACCCCCTTGATTGGTGATACGGCGGAAAAGCTCCTCCGCCAGCTCACGGGTGCTGTACTGCTCCAGAGGGTTGGCGTCCTCAGCCTCCACAGTGAGGGAGGAGGGAATGAGGAAAGC